ACAGAATCCGAGATTCAATGGCTTATTGACAAGACCGAAAAGTTTTGCCAAGAGAAAGCCATATACAATGCAGTATTGGGGTCTATTTCAATTCTTGATGGCAAAGACAAAGCTAATGACAAAGGTGCGATTCCCAAGATATTATCGGACGCCTTGGCGGTAAGTTTTGATACAACAGTTGGTCATGACTATTTGGAGAACTCTGATGAACGATATGAATTCTATCACCGCAAAGAAGAAAGGATTCCTTTTGACTTGGATTACTTCAATAAGATTACTAAAGGTGGTCTTCCTGCTAAAACTCTTAATATTGCCTTGGCTGGTACTGGTGTTGGTAAGTCTTTATTCATGTGTCATGTTGCCGCTGGTTGTATGGTACAAGGCAAAAATGTTTTGTATATCACACTTGAAATGGCCGAAGAAAAAATTGCTGAAAGAATAGATGCGAACTTATTGAATGTAACTTTGGATGATCTGATGGAATTACCAAAAGATATGTACGATAAACGAGTACAAAAAGTCCGTGAAAAAACAACAGGTAAATTAATTATTAAGGAATATCCAACAGCATCTGCTTCTGTAACACATTTTAGGACTTTACTAAATGAACTTAATCTCAAACGCTCTTTTATACCTGACATTATCTTTGTTGATTATCTTAACATCTGTTGCAGTTCTCGTATTAAGGCTGGTGCGAATATTAATTCCTATACCTATGTTAAGTCGATTGCAGAGGAGCTTCGAGGTCTCGCTGTTGAGTATAATGTTCCTATTGTATCTGCGACACAGACTACAAGATCAGGATTTACATCGAGTGATCCAGGCCTTGAAGATACGTCTGAAAGCTTTGGACTTCCCGCCACCGCAGATTTAATGTTTGCTTTGATTTCTTCTGAAGAATTAGAAGAACTTGGCCAAATGATGGTAAAGCAATTAAAGAATCGTTATAATGATCCTACATTTCACAAACGATTTACGATTGGTGTAGATAGGTCGAAAATGAAATTATTTGATGTTGAACAATCAGCACAAGTAGGTATCGCTGATGCTGGCCATGATAAACCACTTAATACATTCGGTACAAGAGAATCACAACCAAAGAAAAAATTTGAGAATTTTAAAATATGATATTATCTAGAGAACAAGCATTACATTGTTCCAAAAGTTTCCATGATTACTTTAGTAATATTGGAAGTACCGAAGAATATATGCGTGATGAGAAATTAAAAAATCTCAGCGATTTGCCATCTTCATTATTTCCAATTGAAGATGATTTGTTCTCCGATTTTTCCATGCACCCCAAAGATATGGATATTGATGTGTGTGAAATACCCAATGAAACTTGGGAATCACTACTTTCAATTACCTCATCACACATCAATAAAGCACCAGTTGGTAAGAATGTACAATTGGCTGTCAGAGAAAAGAACTCAGGAAAGATTCTAGGATTCATTCGTTTAGGTTCACCAGTCATCTATATGAAACCCCGAAATGAACTCTTAGGACAGGTCTGGATACAACAGGAAGATACTGCTAAACGATTTAATACTGCATGCGTTATGGGTTTTGTAATTGTACCAGCACAACCATTTGGATTTAATTATCTTGGTGGTAAACTTCTATCTGCCATTTGTACCAGTCATACTGTTAGAGAAATTTGCAACAAAAAATATGATATGAATGTTTGCCTATTTGAAACAACCAGTTTATATGGTTCTACCAAAACAGTATCTCAATATGATGGCATGAAACCTTATATTCGTTTTAGAGGACTAACTGAATCAGATATGGTACCTATGATGCATGGTGAACGATATCACAATTTAAAGAATTATGTTGAGAATATTGTTGGAGATTTATTGGCAGGTGACACATCAACCACCAGTAGAAAATTGAGATCGTTTACTAAGATTATAGCATTAACTAAAGCAGCACTCAAAGGTACGTCAGAAGGTGATGATTTTAATTTAACGATTGAGAACGCCAAAAAGTTGACAGAGAAAAAACGTTATTATACATCCGATTATGGGTATAGTAACTGTGTCGATTATATGAATTGTAAAACGGATAAGTTAATTCCTGGCCCCAATTATGAGAAACATGAACTTAGTAATATTATTGAATGGTGGCGGACTAAAGCTATAAATAGATACGAAACCCTTAAAACTGAGGGTAGGTTAAGGACAGAACTAGAAATCTGGACTTCAGGTAAAGACATTCAAATCATTAGGTAAACTTAAAGTTAATATGGCATCTAAACAAGACACACTTGATAGTATTATTAAAGTAATTAATTCAATATCTTCTACCGCAGGAATTTCAATACGAGAATCAAAAGGTAAAAAAGTAATTGTTGAATGTGAAGGTGACCGGCCAGATGCTAGAGCAACTTTACAGAAGGCTTTTACAAAAAATAATATTATGAATAAAGAAGATGTGGTTAAAGGATCTTCTGAATTGGGTACTCATCTTCCAATGGATTTTCAAGTTATCTATAAGAAAAAATCTGGTTCGGGAGGAATGCAAGACACCACACTTAATGCAGCCATCACAGAAATGTTCCCATGCATTGCTTTTTTGACGGGTATAGATGAAACGGATCCAAATTTATTTTATCAAAAAATAGTATCGAATAATAGTCCAGATTTAAGTTGTTATCTCCGTGGAGATTATGCCGCTGGGAAAAAATTTATTGATGAAGCTGCCAACTCAACAAAATTTATTGAGAAAACAAAAAACGCAATTGCAATTTACGAATGGATTAAATTTCAAAACAAAGGTAAAACAATTAAAAATTTATTTTGGGGTTATAGAGCAAAACCGACCGGCGTACCAACTCAACATCCTGGAGACATTTTTATAGAATATGAAGATGGTGGTATTGTTGGTGTTTCATTAAAGGCAGGTGGAAAAACAACACAAGAACCAAAATTAAATACCTATGTTGGCACTTTAATGAAAGATGTTGGTGCATTGGATTTATATGATTCCTGGAAAAAAGAATCTTATGAAAAATTCTATACAGGAATTCCAAATATTTTAACATATGACAAATATGGAAAAGCACCAATGGTCAAGGTGATAGGTGAATTTGAAAGAAAAAATTTATCATCTTATGAACAACTTTATGATAATCAACTATCTTGGTTAAGAGAAAAATTGATTAATTATTTTAATGAAAATCAATCAGAAACAAAAAAATGGATGACTTCAAAAATTGTAGGTGATGATTCAAAATTAGGAAATATACCTCTTATTGTTTTAAAGGCTTATGGAACGGAAGTTAAAGAACTTAAAGATGATGATATTGTTGGAGCTTGTTTAGGTAGAGTTAAGTCAAAAAATGGAATTAAAGCAACGAAATCATTATCATCAAAACAAGATTTCACCATAAGTTTGACGTGCAAAGCAAAAACCACAAATTTAAATTTTGTTGTTAGGACAAATAAAACGGGAGCCGAACATAAACTTGGCCAATTTTTAAATTTATCTTTGAAATTTAAAGGAACAAAATAATTATGGCATTAATTGATTTTGATAAACTCGCTAAAGAGTATGATAACTTAGAAGATGATTTTGGATTCTCTGCTGTATCTGAAGCCGAATATAATTCTGTCATTAACAAAACAGCCGAAACGGCAGATGATTATAAGAAAAGATTAAATGAAGTTGAAAAGATAATTATTCCTTTTCTCACCAAATTACATTCGACTGGAGACAAAGAATATATATATTGGCCAAATCGTAAACCTTTAATTGAAAAGCAAATAGAAAAGATATTGAAACTGACAAGGAATTAAATTATGAGCGCAACTGTGATTATACCAACAACAGGTTCTCCTGATTCTGTTGATGCAATTAAATCTGTATTAAACCAAAAATATCCAACCAAGTGTTATCTTGTAATTGATGGTAAAGACCACGAATATACAGTAAAAAATCTTATCAAATATATTGAAAAAGATACTGACACAAAAAATCTTGTAACCTGTACATTACCAATTAATGTTGGTGCAAAAGGCTTTTATGGCCACCGTGTTTATGCTGCATTTACCCATTTAATTGATACTGAATATGTTATGTGGTTGGATCAAGATAATTGGCTTTATGAATCACATATTGCAAAGTGTGTCGAAACAATTGAAAAAAGAAATTTAGATTGGTGTTATTCTTTACGGCAAATCCACGATAAATCTGGTAAGTTTGTTTGCTTTGATGATTGTGAATCATTAGGCAAATGGCAAACTTATCATGGAATAAATCATATTGATACTAATAGCTATTGCCTTAAAACATCTGTTGCTGTAAAATTGGCTTCTGCGTGGCATGGTGGTTGGGGCCAAGATAGAGTTTTCTTATCAGCAGTAACACAACATTTCCCTAAGTGGGATTGCACAAATGAATATACGGTGCATTATCGTGTCGATGGTGGTAAAGGATCAGTCACATCAGATTTCTTTATTAATGGTAATGAAGTGATGAATAAAAAATATGATGGCAATTATCCATGGCGAATCAAGAACTAATTAATTCACAAAATTGGGAAGATTTATCTAGATCCTTTTTTTATTCAACACCTTTTAATCATGTTGTGATTGATAATTTCTTTAAACAAGAAGTTGCTTTAAACATTTTTAATGATATGCCAGATTATAATTTGGAAACACTTGATGCAAAATATGATAATCCTATAGAAAAGAAAAGAACATTACAGAATTGGACTAAATTTCCTAAAAATCTTTATTCAGCTACAACATATCTCGTAAGTGAAAAATTTAATAATTATTTAAAAGAACTTTCTAGACAACATAAATTACAACCAGATTATGGTTTACATGGCGGTGGCGTACATATGCACCAAGCAGGCGATTATTTAAATATTCATGTTGATTATGATATTCATCCAAAATTGGGTATGAAACGAAAATTGAATTTGATTGTCTATCTAACACCAAATTGGAAAGAAGAATGGGGTGGTTGTTTAGAACTATGGTCAAATGATGAAGAAACAAATCAACCAAAGGAATGTATTAAAAAAATTATTCCATTTTTCAATCGTGCAATAATATTTGATACAACACAAAATTCATGGCATGGAGTTCCTGGACCAATTAATCCTCCTTCAGGAACTTTTAGAAAAAGTTTAGCTTTGTATTATGTTATTCCTACAGAAGATATAAGTAAAAGAGGTAAAGCATTATTTACCCCTAGAGAAGATCAAAAAGATGATCAAGAAATATTGAATTTTATTAAAAAGAGAGCTGAACTATAATATGAAAAATCTAATCATTGGCGGGTTTACAAATTACGGAATTAGCCAATTAAAACCTTGGGTATTATCGGCAAAAGAAGTTGCTGGTGATAATGATGTTGTTTTAGTTTATGGTAATACATCAAAAGAAACCATAGATTGGTTAAATGAACAAGAGGTTATTCTTGTTCCAATGATGCAAGTACAAAATATACCAATTCATGTGATGCGTTTCTTGTCAATCTATGCGTATTTAAGAAGCCACTTCAAAAATTATCAATATGTTGTTACAACAGATGTTAAAGATGTTTATTTCCAAACAGACCCTTTCAAAGACATTGTTGGTCATAAATTAGTTATTGCTTCAGAAGGACTAAAATATAAAGATGAAGCTTGGGGTAACGATAATTTATTTCAAACATATGGTTCATTTGTTTATGAAGAATTTAAAAATAATGAAATATTTAATGTTGGAACATTCGGTGGTGAATCTGAATATGTAAAAGATATGGTGTTTCATATCTTCACTAATAGCGTCAACCGGCCAATTCCTATCGTTGACCAAGCAGTATTCAATGTATTAATCAACACACAACCATTTAAAGATATAGTTCACAAAACAAATAAATGGGCTGCTGAATTAGGCACAATTATGGATCCATCTAAGATTGAACAATTCAGACCAAATTTACTTATTGTTGAACCATTCTTTGAAGATGGTTTGTTAAAAGATTATACCAATAAAGTTTTTCCAATCGTACATCAATATGACCGTGTTCCAGAATTAAAAAAATTCATTCAAGAAAAATATGGCCAAGAAAGTCCCGAAGAATATTTTATATACAGAACATAAAGGAATATAAATGAGTGAAATACTAACTTTTAATACTGAAACAGGTTATTCTATGAAATATGAACCTTCAGGAATAGGCCTTGGTAAATTAATCCAAAACTTTCAATCTCCAGTTGCTTTAGAAATTGGTTCTGATTCGGGTGAAACTGCACAATTTTTATTAGAAGTAAATAGTGGGTTAATATTACATTCGATTGATCCGTATACAGACTTCACAGATTGGAATGGAGGATTTGTTAATAACAGAGAACAAATGTATCAGGATGTATTAAAAAGATTTTCTTCTTATGGTTCAAGATTTATTCAATATAGACAAACATCAAATGAGGCTGTAAATCAATTTCAAGATAATATGTTTGATTTAATTTTTATTGATGGCTTACATACATATGATCAAGTAAAATTTGATTGTGAAAATTATTATTCAATGATGAAAGATGGTGGAATATTTTCTGGACATGATTTTGATGCAATACCTGCAGTAAGAAAAGCGGTTGTTGAATTTGCAACTAAAGTTGGTAAAGAAATATTAAAGACAAATAATGATGTTTGGTATTGGATAAAATGAAAACCTTGGTAGTTGGTGCAAATAGTTTTATAGCTAAACACATGAAGAATGTTGATAAAGTTGCATATAAAGATTTTTCCAAAATTGATTTATCAAAATATGATGTTGTGTTGAATTGTGCTTTAAATCCATTATATAAAATATATCCATATGCTGTAAAGATTGATGTTGATTTTGAGATAGGTAAAAAAGCTTGCCAAAGTAATTGCCATTATGTTATGTTATCTACAAGTAGAATTTATGGTGAAAACAAAGAGTTAAAAACATATGATGAATTTTCTACACCAAATCCATTTGATAATTATGGTAAAAATAAATTAAATACAGAAATTAAACTGTTGTCTAACTTTTCAAATCAAATAACAATATTGAGAGGTTCAAATATATTTGGTTATGAATTTGGTAGAAATTCATTTATGGGATATTGTATGTCGCAGTTAGTCAATGAAGGTGGAATAACTTTAACTTTTGATGGTAGTGTGCGTAGAGATTTTTTATTTGTTGAAGATGCAGTAAAAATAATTGAACAGGTTTGT